CGTTAATATATCTATTAATCGAATTAAATCGTGTAATCTCTTCTAATATTTTTTTATCTACGCTCATTTTTACCCGTTTAATAATTGTTTAACTCCATTATGTGTTTCCACTTGGACTCTTCTATTAGTCGCCATAGTATTGTCAACTCTTTCAATAAGTCCGTCTTTCATTCTAATTGTATAACAATCACCTGTCTCTAAATCACATACTTGTTTAAATCCGTTACCGGCATCCTTTTCAGAATATTTGGTATTCTTACCCAAATAATTATCTAATATTAATTTTGTATTCATAACTTTTCGTTTATTAATAAATATCTTTTACTATGAAAAAATTATAGTATAAATGTTATTGGATAACTTTTATAAAAATCAGTCCTTGTATTATCAGGAGTCCCATCCGCTTTAACAGGTGTTGTGTAAATAGTTATTTTGAATTTATAACTTCCTCTAAATTCTTTTGCCGGCACATTCGAACATTCCATTTCATTTAATAAGTCTTGAATCTCAATATTAACCTGTTGTTTACTATTTGATATTAAGTTACTATTAAATTGTTGACCTGTCCCTCTACCCGCGGCACAAATAGCATCAATATCATAATCAAACTTAATACTAAAAATTTGTCTTGGTCCATCAATTTTTGGGTCAACAGTAATTGTTAGACTTTCAAATATTGGGGGATTTGCGATAGAATAGACATATTTATCAACCAACGGATTTAATTTTGCAACAGGTGGTGTTACCACTCCAGAACTATTATTAAATAAATTAATCGAAGCTTCAACTTTAACCCTTATATTCTCAATGTCTTTCGAAGGCATTCCTATATAGACATCCTCAGGCAATATTTCTGACCCATTATTTAAAATCCAAAATTTAGTAATACCGTCAGCCAAACTTATATTTGTCTTCACATTAACCATTCTAGGATTGTATCTTGCAATTAAAAAATCAATATTTTCATCAATACTACTAAAAACCGCTTGAGGGATTGATGTTGTTTTATTGTTATTATTAGGATTAAAAAACACTCTACTAACCGCACAATAATAAGTTTTACCTTTGTAATTAGGGTATTTATTATTTAATTCAATTCCTGTAAAATTATTTTCAAACCCTTTTAATACAACTGTTTTACCATCAGAATAGTTAGATATAAGATACATTGACGCGAATATAGCGTATTTTAATTTACCATCATCAGTAATGTTTGAATTTGCCATTCTAGATAATATTTTAGTAACGGCATCTTTAACATTAACACTTTTTTCTTCAGGACTATCAACAGGAGTGAAACTTGAGTAATCGCTAGGTAATAAACCACGACAATTATCGTTTTCATCTATTTGTTGTTTTCCTGACGCTTTCTCATTAATCTTAGTTTGTTCGTTTTGTGTGGTCGTTGTTTTAGGTTTAGTTTCATTAGTTGCCGTTGATTGTTTCTGTTGGTCTTTAAGTGTTTGTAATAAACTTGTTTTTAAACTCTGAATATAATTGTCAATTTTCAATATACTAGCTGTTGGTTGTCTAATACCTTGGATAACAGTATCGAAAACACCAGGTCCGATAGAATGGTTAACTTGAGTTATCATATATGGTCCGTGGAACATTGGAACGTGTCTCAAATTAAAATACATTGTTGGTTGAATAAGAGCGTTACCCATCATTGAAATCTCACAAGTATAACTTCTATTTTTGTATATGTTATATAATGAAATTGTTTGAGTCGCCGCGTTTTTACCTGAACTCATATTAGCCATCATATTCTCAACCTCAAGTGATTCCGCAGTCGCAGTTCCTGTTTCTTGACTCACACTGAAATTACTAAAAATTGATTGATTTTGTGGTCCAATATCAACATTAAAACCAACAACTCTATTTGATTTGTCGTAATCATCTTTTGTGGTTTGATTCTCAACTAACGGATTACCCGCAGGTCTTCTAATATCAAACGCATCATCTTTAAATTTAAAATCAGTACTTCTAACATCAACATATTGACTTGGACTACCAGCATAAGTACATATCATTTTAGCACTTGATTGTCTAACATCAACATTTAAAAATGTCCCAAATAAATTATTAGCAAACTCTAAAGTTCCTTCTAATTTAGGTTTCGCATTTTTGGACACTTCACTAACATTATAAAAGTTAACGTATGAAGGTAAGTTCATCACAACAAAGTTGTTTTCTATTAAAATTGACTCAACAAAAGATTGCATATCAACTGTTGGTCCATCATTATATAACGTATTTAACCTATCTTTAAGTTTATAAATGTCAACTAATATTTTATCACCAATATTTCTTGATGCTCTATCTAACATTAATACGTCCTCAAATAACGTCTTATTGTTAAATTCATAACCCGCAATCCATTTATCGTTAATCGCTTTAAAACATTCCCAATATTCTAACTTACCTAAATCGGCTTTAATAACCTCACCCGTCATTTGTTCAGGAACATTAGTAACTGTTGGTAATACCAATTGCAGTCTTATAAACAAATTATTTAACGCCTTATCTTGAAACTTACTAAGGTTATCAATATAGGTATCCATCATTTGTTTCAAATTAATCAAATTATAATTTGATTTAAATGGAACTTCAGTTTTTAACTTTCTAGGTCTAATGTATGTTGTAACGATAGGATTATCTTGAAGTCCAAATGGTCCATAATACGATAATATAACATCATCAAACAATGACTTTTCCCTATTTTTACCAAATAATACAGATTTACTACCTGTATATAAAATTTCTTTACTCTCATTAAATAGAACAGGAACTACTGAAATATTATTTGCAGGAATTAATTCAATAATATTACCATCAGTTAAAACCGCATTTGAATTTATATTTGGTTCGTTTGTTGGTAAAACCGCTTTATCAACATAATCTTTTAACTTTTGACTCGCATATATTTTAATAATAGGTGAATATGTTTTAATATTATCTACGGTAAACGCAACGTTTAAATCAACAAAGAAATCCGTAATAAAAGAACCATTGTTACTATAAACTAATTTATCAATGGTTGAATACCCAATATACGTTTCCAACGTCTTCCACTCGTTTGGAAAATTAGTTTTAGATGTCGATAATGTAACTGTTCCCCCATTTGTTGGTAACGCGTTTGGTGTTACAACTTGATATTTACTCCACACATATGGTTCAACAATATCATAATTAGAGAATGTTAAAAATAATTTTTTATTATAGTTACCGGGGTTACCATATTTAATATATTGTGTAGTATCTATAAATTTAGATAAGAACCCGTTTATAGTTGATAATTGGTTTCCTTGAATGGTCGCAATTAAACTAGTCGATGTTGGTTCGGTATAAATCGGTAACTTCATCATATCAACCATTAACTTTTGGAAGTTAAGTCCATAATCAATAGATTCGTCAATATCATACATTGATTTACTAAAATTCAAAAATTTCTCTTCAAATAAATCAAGAATATCCGTTTCAAACGTTGAGAATAACTCCTCAATCTGACTATATTTTGACACATCACCTTTAATCGAAAAGTTTGGTTGTATCTTTTTTTCTTCTGAAGTATCAGGTGTTCCATACAATAATTCTTTAAGATATTGTCTCGGTGAATTTTGTAAGACCCTACTATTGTCGAAATACCCATAAGTTGGTAATGACCAAAAACTTCTAACTGACCCATTATACATTGAAGTATTACCCGTCAATTCTATCTTCATTTCAAAATCACTAAAACATTCGTCATACGTCTGATTAATCACAGTTCCCATAGATGGGAACGGATACATAAATTTAGTATCAGGTGTCTCAACATATACAGACCAAGGTATAACTTTTAAATCTCTTTCAAGGTCATTAACATCGAACCCTTTCTCACCAACAATTAAGGCTTCAGGAACATATTTTAATTTTACTCCTAAATTATCAATACCTGATTGTATATCACCATTAGTGTAACCTGAGAACACCTCAAAACCTTGGTAAAATACGTTAAAATCATTAATTAATTTAGGGTAAAAACCTGTATTAATTAATGTTGATGTTTCATTACCGTATTTTGAATTCTTTTCTAATATAATATCAACAACCCCACCATCAACTGTTAAGGTATAATTTTTAGTTTTAGCACTTGTAACAGGGTCAAAGTTTGTCAGATAATTAAAATCTTTCCAAACCCCATCAATAATATCAACACCTTCATTAACAAACTTTTTATAACGATGCCATATCGACCCTATTTTAACTAAAAATGGGTATGGTAATTTATGGATACCACCAAACTTCTTTAAAGTTATAAAGATATAATCTAAATCATTAGTAAAACCACCATCATATGTTTTATATTTTTCTTTTAAAGTTGTTAAAGGTAAACTATTAATAAACAAATACGCAGCAGATACAAACGGATGTTTATCAAAATCCCTAAATTTTTTAACCCCCTCTTGAATTGCATTAGCAAAATAAGGTGTGTTTAACATTGATATCGTTTGATTTGCGGTAACATAACCACTATAGTTGACATAATCTAAATTACCTTCAGTTATCAACTGAGTATCAGGTGGTCTGTCATAGAATACGTCCAACGCACCACCAGCATATAGTTCAGGGGTTGGGGGTGTAATATTTCCACCATAATATACAAAGTTAGTAACAGGTTTTAAACTATCATTTAAACTAAAATTAGTTAATGTTTTAATTTTCTTATCAAATGATATTGTTTTTTGAGTATTTAAAACATCTTTAATTTTACTAATTTTTTTACCGTCAGGTAATTGGTTTTTAACCCATCTTAAATCCAAATAAGGGTAAACATCTAATAAATCAAATGAATTAGTTTCACTATCACCTGATAGAGTTTCAATAAAGATATCTTCTTGTTTTAAACTTACGATAGGACGACTTATCGGATTAGCCATTACTATTTCATCTAAAAATAAAAACTGACTATTACTATCTAACTCTTTAATATATGGTGTATTGTAAATCCCCCTAATATAATTTTGCCAACTAATACCAACACCTTGATTTGAGATGTGTCTCAATACGTTAACAAAATTATTAGATGAAAACGCATAATCAACTAATTTTTTCATTAAGAAAGGATTATCATTTGATAAACTTTCTTTTATATTAATAATTTCAGATTCCGCAATTATATTAGCAACGATATCTCTAGTCGCCACGGTCGACCCAAATCTATTTAATCTCGATGTTGATGATAAAAATACTAATCTTTCAAATAATTCATAAAAATATTTAACCTCTTCTTTACTTTGAAATACGGTATTATCAATTGGGAATTCAATCGGATTTAAAGAAATTCTTTTAACATCAACAACCTCATTAAACGCAGGTTCTTTTGGTTCTTCTAATTTACCTCTTTGAGTAAATGCTTTAGTGAATTCTTCAACAAATTCAACTTCAGGCCATATAGTACTATTATAAGCTTTAGTGAATTTAATAACCTTCTCATCACCGGGATATTTTGGTTCAAACATTTCGTGACCATCTTCACCTGTTGTGGTAATTAAAAATGTAGGCCAAGGATAAACAGGAACATTTTCATTTACACCCGATGTGATATTATCAGGATTAGCACTTGATACCGAACTTTCAAAAATCGCTTTTTTTCTATCCTTATGTTCTCTAACATCCCAAGCGTTTTTATGAACATCCTCTAATAAACGTAAAAATGCCTCACCATTAGCAAATATTACCGCTAAAACATTTCTAATTGTTGGTTTAAAACCAATACCATTATCACTACTTTCTAACGTTTTAAAAAGAGCGTCGGTTAATTTATCCTCAATTTCTTTTCGATAATTTTTCGCCCTCTCCTCAATCTCGTCTAACTTTTGAATGAATCGTTTATTACCTTCAAAAACAAAGTATTGGTTAACAATTTCTTTTTTACCGTCTTTTAAAACATAATCAGCGTTTAATTCACTCTTATAAGCACCTGATTTAATTACTTCTTGTTTAAATAATTCTCTTTCAGCATCTGATGGTGTTTGTTTAACATTTTTAGTCTTAATATACATCGCATCCCAATCAACATCAGTTTCCTCAAATGATATTCTAAATGTTTCAGGTTTTATGTCAACAGGTATTGATGAACTAGTGACTTTATTATTAACAGTATAACTACCACTAGCTCCTAAAGTTTCATTATTTATTAACTTATTCACCCAAAATTGAACTTTTTTATTCAAATCAACTTTACCGCTTTCTCTATCACTCTGACTTTTGATTTCTTTTTTAAAAGTATAAACTAAAGTTACCTCATCATTACCTCCCTTTAATACGTTGTAATCGTTTAATTTAGATTCTAATTTAGCAGGTATTATTGACTTAAAACTACCTAAACCTGATTTCTTTAATATCAAATAGTTATTAGTGTCCATATATGTATCTTTCCAAGATACTGTTTGAGCATCATAAATGTCTTTTCTAAACCCATCAATATCCTTGAAATATTGTTCTATATTAGTTAACGAATTTAAATTTTGTTTTGTAAAACTATCTAAAATATTTTTAATGAAATTCTCAATATTATTTTTTAAAGTACCAATCGTTAAATTTGGGAAATTTTCAGGTATCAGACCTTTTGTTTTGTATTCAGAATAAATTTCTTTTACTTTTTCATACCCTCTATATGCGTTCACGTTTTCTATATTGGATATATTTGAAGGTGTTCCAAGTTTTGATTTTACACTATATCTTGATTGATACATATATGGAACCGCCAACAAGTAACCCATAGATACCTCAGATAAACATCCAAATTGGTATGTATGAAATTTAACGTCAACAGTAAAGTTACTTGTTCCAGAATCAAATCTAGCATTAAAAGACCTTAACAATAATCTATATTTAACACCCTTACCATAAAACCCTTTTAATGTTAATTCAAACATCGGATATGGCATATTAAAAAATGCCGCGTATGGTGATTGATTTCCCGATTCGAACAAAGCTCTACCTTTAACATCCTCAAGTGTGATGTCAAAAGTTGGCATAAAATCTAAACCTTGTCGAATACTAATTCTAGTTATACCCAATAAACCATTGTCAGTAACATTATTAATTTCTTGCTTCATATATTTAGTAGCAACACCATCACTAACTTCAGTTGTTGTGGTTCTATTTGGTTGGTTTTGACCTTTCCCTTTTAACGTATCTCTCCCTGTTAATTCATCGGTATAGGTATTGTCCATATAGACTTTTTGACCGGGGTTCATAAAGTTAATACTCGCAATAGAAATGTTCTGAATTGAATCAGTTATCCCTACCCCTAACGCTAATTTAGTTCTAGGATATACCTGACACTCTAAATTAACATACATTACCAAGTCTTCTTGTTTTACGTAACGCTCTTTAACTGTCCCATCCTCAGTAATAACTTTGTTTGGGTCAACAATAACTATGTTATTATAATCAAAGTCGACTAATATATTTTCTGTTTTATCTGCCATAGTAGAAGAAGTGTGTTTCTAATTGATTATTATAATCTTGTAAAGAAGCTACTAAAGGAAATGGAATTGTCAATATAGAACCGTCATTTATATTCCATTCCTGTCCACCATATTTAGGATTAGCAGTTAAAATCAACCAACCAAAGTAAGGAGTTCCATAATATTGTTGTGAAATTTTATCAAGTCTTGACTGACCAACTTTATAAATATATCGTTTATCAGAACTCTTACTTGGTAAATTCACATACGGAACAACCGTTTGTTGACCATTAATAATGAAATCATTATATCTATTATAATATCTTTTACCCGCCATAATTAATTAAATTTAATTTTACCATTAAATGTTTCAAAATCATTTATAGTACTAGAATCACCTTTATATAAACTATTCAAATTCTTTTCTTGAGTTGATTGTGTTTGAGTATCAGGAACCGTAGTGAACGTAACAATTCTAGCATCACCTTTGGTAAACCCTAAAACCTCATCAAGTCCATTAATATATTTTAAGTAATCAGAATTTTTCTTAAATGTTTCAAAATCTTTTAATTCACTTTTTAATTCACTTTTATATATATCAACTAAATCATCAAGAATATCATCAAAAACTTTACTTAATTTTTTAGGTTTCTTAACAGTTTCAAGGTTTGGTGTTATTATTTTTGAAGTAAAATCTTTTACTTTATTTTTGTCACCAAATAACCAACCAACAACCATATAAAAACGTTTGTTTTCTACGTTATCAAATTTAACATCATTACCGGTTGTATAATCACCATCACTTGGAAATTCACCATAAGTTAATTCGTATAATGGTGGATGAACTAACGATGAAATAGTTGCATCACCAAGACCTCCCAATAAATCATCATAATCAACTAACGCACTACTAAACGCACTAAAATCAACCGATAACGTATCAAATTCACCTCCCGTTAAATTGTAAATTTTAACACCACCGGTATCTAAAATTTTACCATCAGTTTTTGAACAAACAAAATTAACTTTTCTAATTGTTTGAACAAAATCTTGTTGCGGTATCGCCATTTTACTATTAACCACCTCACCAATGTTAGCAATCATATTAGGTACTACCTCATTAACATACTTAGTTAAATTATTTCTTAATATATTTAAAACATTTTCATCGTCAAACCCTTTATCTTTTAATTTTAATAAAATTGGATTATCGTCAGTTTCAATGTCTTTAATAACTAGTTCAACCATTTTATCAACTTTGTCTTGGAAATCGGGTTTACCAATAATAACCACATTATTATCAACACCACCTATAACATTAGTTCCTTTAGAAAAATTTCTTTTACTTGTCACTAATGATAACATACCATAATTTGTTTTAGCCCTTAATTCATCTAATGAATTGAACGCGTTAGTAAAATACGTTTTACTATCATCAAACAATTTATCCATTATTTTCATATAACTCATTTCACCTGTCTCACCACTTGTTGGTAATGGGGTGGTTGTTTTAATATCACCAATGGTTTGTCCTGCGTCATTAACTGTTTCAGCCGCGGCAGTATTATTAACTGCCACAGGTGGTTGTTTTGCCATAATCGCTTCAACAACCATCTTATCCAATGCTTCAGTATCTTCAGTAGCAGTCGCTCTTTCATCATATATCTCAGTATTCGCATAATAGTTAAATGATAAAGCATTTTGTAATTGGTCAACAGGTTCTTTTAACCCCATACCACCAATCATTTTAAAACTTAAAGTAACGTTAGCAATCATTGGTTGTAAACCTATACCTTCGGGGTTCATATCATAAACCAATGGGTCATAACTAAACGCAACACTATCAGGAATTATTTTAGTATTGTAGAAGTCACCAATTCTAAGTATTAATACAGGCGGAGCACCAAATGACGTGTTAACCGCATCAGGATTTTTAACTTGCTTATCCGTAATAACAGGAACCGTCTCACCAGGTCTAACACATTGATTCAAGAACGTTAAACGAGAATTTAAACCTTCAGGTGTCATCGAATGGAACGTAGGGTTAAAATATTTAATCTTCTCTTTAAATGAATCGTAAACAGTTGGGTTACTTTCTTTTATAACTTCAAAATAATCACATTCAGTTAACAAGTTTCTTAAAATCTTTTTAGATATACCCTCTTTTATTTTCTGTTCTACAGTTCTTTGAGGTTCAGGTTTTTTAACAGGAATTGTATTTGAAGTCCCATCTGTCCCTGTCATATCAGGTTGATTAGGTGGGGTTGGTTCAGGTTTTGGTTGAGGTATTGGTATAACCGTTATTGATTTAACTCTTACTCTACGACAAGCCATTGCACTTGTTGAGTATATTTGAGCAATCGCTCTATTCTCTTTGTTATTCGCAACACCGGGTTTATTAGGAACTTGGTCCACAGTACAATCAACATCTTGACCCGTCCCCGAATTCTCAGTTGTTCCTGTAGCACCATTAGCACCTGTTTCAACTGATTGTTTAGGTATAACTATTTGTTCACCGTTTGTTGTAACATTTGTAATTTCAATCTTTTTTTCATCAAAGAATTTACCTAACACGGCGTCACCTATTTGTTTCCCCTTTAAAAATTTCGTTATTGTATCAACACGTCTAGCTGATAATTTTTTATTATAACCAACACTCGCAACCGCAGATGCCGAACCTTCTAATTCAATTTTAATTGTTCCTAACCCTTTAGATAAAATCTCGTAAGCGTCTGTAATAAAACACTTACCATCTTCATTTGAGATTTTCTTAAAATTAGTCTCAATAACACTTGTGAAGAAACCTTTTACATTTGTATTATTATCCCCCGGTTTAAAAACTGATAAAGTTTGTTTAACATATTTATCTTGGTTACTTTCCGATGTGTAAGTTTTATATATACTTTCAAAATCCTCACTAGTTGTCTCACTTGGGTTTTTACCCGGAATGTCATTTTCAAAATAAAACGCAAAATCTAAATAATCATTTTCAAATTTTGCCAATAATGGGTCAGGTTCGGTTTCTTTCTTCGAATTATCGTCAACATTCTCAGCACCTGTCTTAGTATTTGAACTACCATCAGCAGGTAAATCTTTTTTAATCTGTCCCAATGTTTCAACATTAGTTAATCTTGGGTTACTTAATATTTCTTGAATCGTATATAATTCACTTACAGGAATTGTATTAAACTTAATCGCTAATTGATAAATATCATATTTAACACATCCCGCAAAAAACGAATCAACTATTGACTCAACACGTTCTTTGGCAACACCTTTTAATTGTTTTTCAACAATTGTATTCATAACTGACGGGTGGTCAACAATAATTTTAAAACTTATTTGACCACTTCTACTACTACCTTTATAAGTATATATAGGTTCAGGTCTACCTAAAAATTGAGTTGGATTCCAATCAGCACTACTTGTATCATTAAATGTTAATCCGTAAGGTGGGAACCACATTACACGTCCACCATTAGGACCTCTTTCACATACAGGTAAGTCATCATATGTATATCCCGGTCTTCTCGATGTTCTCCAAGCTAAATTCTCTATTGAGAACATGTATTTTTTAACATGACCACCTTTACCACTCGCATCATCAGGTATAATGTTTGTCGAGTCAACACCTCTTAATGGGGCAATATTTAAATTATAAGTATTGTCCAATACTGAGTAAGTAAATCTTCTCCCTGATGTTGTAATACCATCAGTCTTTTGTAAGTCACCATAAGTGTAATATGGCGTGTCTTTAGTAAATACACGACAATACTCTATACCTTTTTGTGAACCATCAGTATCATCTTGATATGAAACTACTTGAGAACCTTTAGTTATTTCTTTATAACCATCGTGAAATACTTTACTCACTTGATTAATAGCATTACCTACGTGTTTTAATCTATTTAATCCGGCAACATTATCTGCGGAATCAACAAGTCGTTGTGTATTATCTAATATCGAATTTTCTTTAAATTCAATATTTGTTGACTTGTTTTTATCATAATAACTTGAGATAACATTGAATTCTTCATCTCTCGAACCTGAACCTCCTCCAGGTGTTGCGTGAAAACCACCGTTAGATTTGTATTTAGGTGAAACCCAAAGTAAACCACCTTGAATGTCACTTGAGTCAGTATATGATTTACCCGCTAAACCAAAATTCAAACTATCTTGATTACCTTCATATAAAATCCCCAATTCAGACGGACCATAAACCGGTGTCTGAACCTGTTCACCATAAGGATTGACAGGGATTGCTTCGGAAGGTGATGTTATATTACTCGGTTCTGAATTAGTACTACCGATATAATAACCACCTGATATTGTCCCGTTAGGGTTTATAATACTTTCAGCTAAATTAACTAAAGTTTGAGCAATACCTAATATACCTCCAAAATCTTTTTTATATCCGGGTTGATATCTATTGTAATTTAAATTCTCAAATAAAACAGACCTTTGACCGTTACCTGTATTCGCTAAAAATATCTGTGACGGATTTCTTTTAATATTTAAAATAGGTCCTAAAAAACCACCTGTTAATTGATTAACAACATTTAAAGCGGTTGATGTCTGTTGTGATTGTAACCCCCCTTGAGTATTCTCATCAAAATAATCACCAGGTATTAATGACACAGGCCAATACGCACTATTAATTCTCGTTAAAAAATCAAAGGCTTTAGTGATAGGGTCTTCAGGAACTGTAATTCTCCAATTACGTTGTATTAATTTTTCTTTACCTGATACTAATAAACTCGCTTCAAATGGGTCAGATAATGATTCAAGATTAACTAACGCTAAACTGTTTTGATATATCTCTAAATTTCTTCTCTCTTGAAATAAGAAATTTAATCTTTCAGACGCAATTTTAGCAATAAACGAATCATTAGATAATGAACCATCACTACCCGTAGGATTTGTTGAAGTAACTATTTCATACGGTGTATATATTGAGGAAATAAAATTAACAGGTGTTAACCCCCCTGTTGAGTTACCGTTTGATTCAAAAACATACGGTAAAAAGTAATGAGTTGAGTTAACTACATCAGTAATATTTTTTACATTTGTATAACCATTAGGTGGTAAAAATGTATTTAAAATACTTGGTGATGAAGGTAATACTGTTAAATATAATTGATTACTTAATAATAAATCACTTTGTATTGGTTCATAAGGACCTTGATTTGGAGTCACAGGTAATGGGGGTCCATTAAAGTTAATACTTAAATTAAAACCACCACTTGGTCCAAACTGATTTAAAGGATATAATTGATTAGCAAACGGGTCATTAGCAATTAAGTCACCCGGAGAATCAACAACAGGTGATTGACTTAATGTAATTTCATAGTTTAAAGGACCTGAAGGAGGTGTGTAAACACCTGTAACAGAGTAACTAGCTAAGTTTTTAGCCATTAAGACATCTCTAAACGATGAAGATGATGCAAATGATAACGTACTATTCGGCATTACTTTTTTCTTTTATAATATAAATAGATTATTTTTTATTTTTTCATCCACCCTTTAGCACCATCATTACTTTTGGCGTTATTAATATGTTTAATCATAGCTTCTCTTATTTTAGGGTCAGATAACGCCAATTCTAATTGTTTAGTATCAATACCCGCAGGTGCTTTAATATCAATATCTAATTTTAAAGTCCCATCAACATTAGTTGATGTTGTTGTTTGAAGAATTTGTTTAAGTTGTTCTTCATTTAAATTAGACTTACTAGAAACTTGTTTTAATACGTCCGTATTTTGATTATAATTTATAGGTGAAGAAACAGTTTTCATTTTATTAGCATCACCTACTGAAGGGGCATTTAATGAGAAATTTTCCAACTTTTCATTTTTTGCAGCAAAACCACCAATTTCAGTTAATATGTTAGTTATTGCTGCAGTAAATTCATTAGTTGAACCAATTAATTTTTTTTGTTCCTCTTTTGACGCAGTTGTGAATTCAGCAGCATTTAATTTTAACGCATCCCAAGTGTTTGTAACACCAGCTTTAAACGCCTCACCAACTTGTTCAAATGAACCTTCACCTGTTGCTAATTTAGCGACCGCACTCGCAACACCACCAAAATTCTGTTCAAAATTTTGACTTAAATCACCAATCTGAAAAGTTTTATTAACTACATTTGACGCACCCCTAACAATGTCAGATTCCGCCCCCGCAATTTTATCTGCGGTTGTTGTTGACGCAATCGCTCTTGGTAGTTTACCTCTCATAGACGCTAATGACGCATCAATATTTTCAAGGTGAGTCATTTGTTGTAACGCAATTTCTTCTTGACTTTTTGGTGCCATTTTCTCAAAAAACGCATCCATAGCTTTCTGATTACCGTTAAAACTTTTTAAGACTTCATTAACGTCTTGCATTTTACCACCAACTTTAACTTTAACTTGACCGTCCTTAATTTGGGTAATATTCATTAATAATTGACGTTGTTCCTCACTAATTCCTAAACCAGGTGGGAAACTGATTTTTTTCATTTTAATATCCGCTTCAGCCGCCGCTTTAGATATTTTGGCTAATTGGTCAGGTTGCATATTTAAAGTACTCGCCAATTGTTTCATTCTTCGAATACTACCCGGAGCAATTTTAATATTACCTTTAGCATCTAATTCAGTTAATGATTTACCCATTTCACCAACAGATTTGGCAAATTGTTCAGGGTCATTCATTGACATATTCATTAATTTAAGTGGGTCAAGTAAAGCACTTTGTGTAACACCTAATCGTTGGAATGATGCCGCCATTTCAATAGCACCTTCAGGGTCGAAGGCTTTATCAACCGATTGCATTATTGTGGACATATCCATTTTCAATGCTGAAGTTGTTGCCGCCATTTTTGCTAAACCTTCAACACCACCTTTAAAATTATGAGTATCTAACTTATCTAAGTTACCCATAACTTGTGATGTTACCGCTTCAACGGAAACACCTAATTTTCTTGAAGTATCTAAAATCGCTTGAGTTTGGTCCGCAATATTATATAAATTGATACCTGCATTTACAAATGAGTCAACCATTGCTGAAGACTCTTGACCTGTAACCTTAGCACTAACAACTAAATCTTTTAAATAATCATCCGCAATTTGGATATTTCTACCTGTTGTTTTAATTATTTGGGATTGTAAATTTAAGATATCCTCCTCTTTACCCCCCATAGAGGCAACTTCTGAATACGCATTAGTTAAAGACGTTTTAATTTCTCTCGCATATTCACGACCAACACCTAATTGTTTGGCTATTCTTGAATATCCCTCATCAGTCCTTTTAAAAACTTCCTCAACTTCCTTTAATGAAAAATTGGATTCCCAAGCCTCTTTTATTCGTGCTTTATAACTATCAGCTGCTGATTTTACACCACCAATATCTTCTGATTCACCTTTCTCTTTATCACTCATAATTAAAACTCTTTATAAATAAATACACCAAAGGTTATTTTTCCTTTGGTGTATAATCATCAATTATTCTATCAATAAGATACTTTCTAATATAAGTTGGTATGATTAAAAACTCACTATATTGAATCCTTAATATCTTCGCTAATAAATAAAACTCTTCAATTAAATGTTTTCCATAACTAGAAGAAAGGACGAAAAAAGTCCACCCCAAAGGATACACTAAATGTAACCAATTCTCCTGACGGGGCGTAAACTTCTCTTTTCAAATCTAATTGAGGTATATTTTCTTTTAAAAAATTTCTTATGTGTTTTGAATCCATAATAGGTAATGATGAAATAAACAATGAAATGTTATTTTTATCTTCATCACCATTTATTGAAATAATTTCTCTTGATAACCTATTTGTAATAATAGGTGCGGTCATACCTTTAGGGTATTTTTCCGATAGTTCATCCAATTCCATACTTTCATAAAAAGTAATTGGTCTCAATCTTACAGTTGCATTTGTCTTAGGTAAAATTGTTGTGAACACACCATTTTCATCAGGTTTTTCTTTAGTGTCTTTTAATCTTAACGAGTCAATTATTTCGGTATGTTCAAATAATTTATTAGTTTTAGGGTCTAATAAATTAAGTTTGTATTCAGGACCAAATGATGAATTTCTTAAAAAGATAAGTATTGCTTCAACATCACTCTCCATTAATTCATTAGGTTTTAAATCGTGTTCATACAATTTATTTCTAAGTAATGACATAACAATGTTTTCTTTCACATTATTACTCATTAAATAGTTTTCATCATTTGCCGTTAAATAACCAATTTTAACCGAAGACTTTTTACTTTTATAAAAAATTCCTTGAGTTGGTAACTTAATAACGTCGTGAGGTAAATTAAAACCCTCGGTCGCGGCCTTTAAAGTATTTTCATCCATTTCCATATTAATCTTTTTTTTAAAATATAATTTACTTTATCATTAATTAAAGTTATAAACAAAAAAATCCACGTAAACTAAATTACGTGGATTGTTATTATTTTTATGTTTAAATTAGTAAACTAATATACAACGGTCAGGTCTTAAAGTCGCATTAATCTCTGCGATATTTTCACTATTATAAGCCAATGAACCAAAATCAACACTTGATAACCAAGCACCTTCTAAAATCCATTTCTCAACAACAACACCTGTTGGGTCTAAAAGTTCCAAGTCAACATTTTTCTTGTAACCCGCAGCGTAACCCATACGACCTGTTACTGTTTCCGCACATAAACGAACCCATTCCATTAATGCTTGTGATGCCGAAGGTCCGATTGGGTCTCTAAATTTAACACTTATCTCACCCCAGTTAAAACGACCCGCAACCCAAGTTGAAGTGTTTAAGAATTGAATCTCAGTAGCACCGATAGTCATTTTAGGTCTTGATGTACTTTCCACGAACCACTCATTAATACCTAATGTTGACGGGAAACGTAAAATAAACCTGTTCTGTCTTTTAGGTTCATATGGTATGGGCATTTTCATTAATAAATCAGCCATCTTATCTTATTTTTAATTTTTATGTTTATTTTTGTATATAAATAGTCTTTGAAATATTTTTCTATTGACTTTAATTTTTATTTTTTTTATATTTCTAGTAATCTAGTTATAAATATTACATTAATTATTTTATATA